ATGAGCCACCTACAGACCGCGGTCGCCTACCGCGAGCGCTACCCGCGCACCTCACCCGAGTACGCCGCCGTCGACGGACTCATCGACGTCCTGATCGAACACTGCACGTTCGACTACGCCACCGCCCACGAGCTCGGCTACCGGAACGGAATCCAGCGATGACCCGCCACCTACCCGCCGCAGCGACATACGCGATCGCCGTCCTCGCGTTCGCGCTGTCCTACTCGAACCTCGCCGCGCTGGCCGGCCGCGCCGGATACGGGACCGTCATGGCGCACGTGTGGCCGCTCGTCGTCGACGGCCTCGCCGTCGTCGCGACCGCCGCGGTGATGCGCCTGCGCGCATCGCGCGTCTACGCCTGGTCGCTACTCGCCGCCGCAACCGCCGTGTCGATCGTCGCGGGCGCCGCAGCGCACCTCCTCCCCGCGGGCCCGCTCCCCGGATGGGCAGGTGCGGCCGTCGCAGTCGTCCCGCCGCTCTGCCTGCTCGTCGCACCACACCTCGCCGTACAGCTGCGACGCGACGCAGTCGACGCGACCGCCGCGTCGACGGACTCCGATCCTGTCTCCGCTCCCGCGTCGCCGGTGGCCGAGGAGCCCGCCGCCGCAACTGTTGCGCGCGAGGAAACAGTTGCCGCTAACCAGGAGCGACGCACCTCGACGCAGCCGGAACCTGTGCGCGACGGACTGTTCGACGTGCCCGCGGCGGCCGACGCGCCGGCGCCCATGACCCGCGACGAGATGAAAGCCGAAGCGCTCCGCCTCCTCGCCACAACAAACATGTCGCAACGCGCCGTCGCAGCACGCCTGGGTACGTCGGAAGCGTCAGTGCGACGGTGGCGCAAGGACGGCGACGCAGCCGACGCGACACCCGCGCTGGCAGCGGTCGGCGGGTGACTCTATCGACGCGGCGACGCGCTGGCATTATCCGACGCATGAAGCGAACGATCCTCGCGGCCGCAGTCGCCGTGTCGGTGCTCGCGCTCGGGGCGTGCTCGAGCACCGACGCGAACGACGAGCCAACAACCACATCGGCGGCCTCATCGACGACGGCCGCGCCAGGGCTCAGCGAAGCACGTGCGGAGCCCCCCGTGATCCCGCCGTCGACGCCCGAGGCCGCGCCGACGACCGGGTGGAGCGCGGAGCCGGGCGCGGTGACGACGTCGGTCTCGGCGGACGCGGGCCTATCCGACGCCGAGCTCGCGCAGTGGTGCGGGCAGGCCAAGTCGGCGATGGCAAGCCTCGGCACGGCCGACGCGCAGATCATCCTCGGGCTGTTGCAGTCGGATGCAAGCTGGACGCAGTCGACACCCGCGCAGCAGACCGGCGTCATCGAGGCAGTGAACATGGCGGCCAGGGGCGAGTGCTGACCGTCAGGACGGGCTACGGCAATGAGCCCTCGCCGCGGTCGGCGGGTGACGCAACCGACCGGTTGGTGCGCTGGCATGATCCGACGCATGAAGAAGAAGATGATGATCGTTGTTGCGGCCTCTGCATCGGTGCTCGGGCTCGGGGCGTGCTCGAGTACCGATGCCGAGGCGACGGCCTCGTGTCCGGCCTCGAAGCCGATCGAGAACCCGGACTTCGCCGCTGCTGTGCAGGCGGTGCAGCTTCCTGATGGCGCGACCGTCACCGCGGGCCGGTACACGCCAATCGGGAGCGATACCGGCATGTTCGGTGCTGCGATCGACATCTGCGACCCATCGGTAACCTCGGCCGACGATCTGCGGGAGACCGCGACGGCATACGCGAAGGCATTGAAGGCGTCCCCGATCGCTGAGCAGATCGACGCGGTCTGGGTGTCGAGCTACCAGGTCGACGGCGAGACTGTCGTGAACGAAGTGAAGCTGAAGGACCCGGACTTCCAGATGCGCCTGTGGAACGGGATGCCGTCAGTAGAAGCTGAGCAGAAGAACTGGGATGTGCTGGTCGGCTGATCAGCAGACCGTAACGCCCCGAGTGATTCTCGGGGCGTTCGTCATTTCTGGACTCGCCGGGACTTTGCACTCCAAAAGTGTTGCACATTGATTATGAGCGGTGTATAGTCATGGTTACAACAGCAGAGAGGAGGTGAGCGGATGACCGAAAGCCGAATGGCACTGGTCGTGGGGATTCTGACCCTGATCACGAACATCGTGATGGTGATTCAGAACCGCAAGGCCAAGCCTAAGAGGCGAGGCAGACACCGCAAACAGTGACCCTCAGGTGGGGATCGGAACGCAGCGCACGCGCTCCGATCCCCACCGGAAAGGGTCTCACGAAATCACCTCACGAAGAAGGAGAGGGATCATGCTTGACGTCATGCGACGCAACTACGACATCGTCGGTACAGCCGCTACTGGCGGCGCGCTGTGGGCGCTCCACGCCCCTTGGCCGCTGTGGGCCGTCTGGGGAGGGATCATCGTGTTCATCGCCCAAGACCGGATCCGGGCCGCCCGCCATGCCTGAACGCCCCGCGGTCTACTTGTCGCGCGTCGAGTTCGCCGAACGGATCGGAGTCCAGCCCGGCGCGCTCAGCCGGTACAAACTGCCGCCGCCGGATGTCGTCGTCGGCCCGCTCAACGAAGACGGCACGATTCCGCGTGGCACTGTGCGCGGATGGTTGCCCGCCACGATTGACGAATGGAACGCGAACCGTCCGGGGCGTGGCGCTCGAACCGACTTGAAGGGCGACGGATGAGACGGCAAACCGCATCGATCGTTCTCTGGGCTCTCGTCGTTCTGGGCGTCATGGGGGCAATCGGCTGCATCAACAACACCACCTATATGGCCGCCGCGTTGTGGGCGATCATCGGACTCGCGGCCGCTGGCGGCCTGGCGCGGCGACGAATCCGCGCCGTGCGGTCCGAGCGTGATCGCGTCGCCGCAATCGCGGCTCGTGCTGACGATCAGAACAGCGCGTACCTCGGTGGCGACCCTGCGGGTGTGTACGGCGAGTTTCGCCCGTAGGTTGCGCGCCGGCGGCCACCCGACCGCGACAGGCTTCATCGCTCGCGCTTTCGTCGCCAGCGGTCGCCGTAGTCGCGGCGCCCCCAATGGGGTGGGCGGTAGATGACGACGCCGCACGTTCGACAGTCGTAGGTGCGGTGCCCGCCCCGTTCGGTGCAGCCACAGGCGAACCATCCGACGAGCACACGACCGGGCCCGAGCGGGTGCCCGTTCGGGCACTGCTTGGGTGCACGTTCGTACTTCGGCACAGCTCCATTTTCGCACACACGTTCGATTCTGGTGCTACGCTCCACATGGTTGCCGAGCGAGGGAAGCGCACGGCAACCCCACCGGGCGCCCCATCCGTCCCCCCTTTTTGGAAGGGGCGCCCGGCCACACATTCGGGAGGCCATGATGGAAGCGTTCGGAGCGCACGACTTCGTGAACAACTACCCGTTCAGCGAGCTACTGCCACTCGGCTGGCGAGTCGAGCACGTCGAGTCGCCCAAGGACCGCGGCAACGGTGAAGGCATCATTCGAGTCGCGCGGTTCGTCGACGGATTCGGCCGCTACCTCGTGTTCGACGTGAACGCGGCCGGCGGCATGAGCCTGCACGCGACCTACCAGTCGGACGACTCATTCACAGTGGTGGCGAACTACGCGGGTGCTGCATTGCGCCTAGCCGCCTCGTCGCCCTTCGCGTCAGCCGAGGAGCTGTGTGCGCTTCCTGGTGTCGAGTTCGGGCACCGATTCGTCGAAATCTAGGCTCGCACATCTTATTCGCCCGCGTACCGATTGGTCCGCATTGTATGGTGCCGCTATGGGACCCACTCCCGGCAGAACTGACCGGAACCTAGTCGACATGACCATCTTCCCCGAAGCCAAGCCGTACACGCGCCGCGAAGATGCTGATCTGACGATGGACAACCCGATCCATCTGTCTACGGATGGCGACGTACTTCACCACAAGGAGTGGACGTACAAGGGTCGCCTCGTCGACTTTGCTCTCAACCACTATGTGACCAAGGATCATCCGGACAATCGGAAGTCGTGCACGGATGACGTTGCCCGCATCGACACTTGCCACAGCGAGGTTCACCGACATCAGTTCTACCGCTCGGGAAAGCCTCAGAACCGTGAGGTGATCAAGGATCTACACGGGTTTGCTAGCCTCGAGGAAGCCGAGAAGGCTGTCGGTCTCTGTTTCGAGGAGTGCTACTTCTCGATGGCGGATGACTGGCAGGCCCACCTCGACCGATGGAAGGAGGCGTCATGACACCTGATATGCAGCGCAAGCTTCGCTTCGCAACGTCGCGACTGTTCACAATGCGTCTCCGGGACGATGTCTATCGAGAGCAGTTCAGTGAGTCTTCGGGCTGGACCGCGCAGTCCCCGATCGTCCCGTGTGAATCATGGACGCTTTTCGGGGAAGTGCGCGCTATCGCATTGCCTGCGCTTCAGGACTCAGAGGCGGCGGTAGCGGCTATCCCGGTGCTGTTTCTCAACGAAGAGGACAAGACGGAGCTTCCTCAGATCGTTGTGGTCAGCATGGGCATCCACGATGGGCCGCTTTCTGAAGGTGCGATGGAGCTGAACGCCATCAATCCTGACGTCACGATGGCCCAGGTGTGCGAGACCCTTTCTCCGAACAAGAAGTGGGACGTCGCACTGCTCGCCGAGGAAGCTAAGGGGCGGTTCGCAGGCCTCTACTAGAGGGGATCGCTTGCTGGAGCAATGGGGTCCCCACGGTTCGGTGGGGACCCTTTCACTGTGGAGGCTCCTGTCCCTGTTCCCGATACCACTGATCCATCTCCAGTTGCCAGAGTGCCAGGTCCCACGCCGCCGTCTCATCCATACCGAGTTCGACGCTCAAGGGCTGCGGTCGGTTCCCGAAATGACGAAAGCCCCCACCCTCGAAAGGGTGGGGGCTTCTCCGTCAGGGTTCGGCGATGTTGATGAACGTCTCCGATCCGGGCATCACGAAACGCTGCGACGAGATGCTCGTCGCGGTCACGATCCACACCGACAGGACATCGCCGGGATTGACCGCGACCGCGTTCGCGGTGCGGGTCAGGATCGTGGTCGACCCTGCGAACTCGACGTCGCCACCGAGCGCGACATCGTTGAGGGTCACGCGCACCGACCGCTTGAGGGTCGAGGTGCTGATGATCTGCAACGAGACCGAGACGTCGACGGTGCCGCTGCCTGTGACGACGAGACCGTTGACCCCAGCCTGTCCGAGAGAACCCGCCGCGAGCTCCCATCCTGTGACCCGCGTCCACGTGTTCTGCGGGTAGGGGAAGTTCGGACTCGACTTCACGACCCGGCTCGGGAACGCGTGCTGCACAACCGTGGTCACGGACGGTGCACCGTCCATCGATGCCCCGGCAGTCGCGGACGTTGCCGGGATGCTGGCCCCGAATGCGATGCCGTTCATCGACGCCGGTGCAGTCGCGAACCCGGCGATCGATACCGAGGCGGCGGCGTCCATGCTGGCGACGACCTCGGCGACACTGATTCCAGCTACCTCGCCGGCAGTATCTGCGGCACCGTCCATCGTGGCCTTGGCCGTGCTGATGTAGACCGGCGTGACCGTCGCATCGGCGACCGCGTCGATCGTGACCGTGGCATCGATGTTGCGGAACACGTACGCGGCCGCGTCCATCGATGCCGGCGCGGCGACGGCGGCAACCGGGAAGAAGGTGGCGGACGCTGCGCTGTCCATCGATACCCCGGCGGTGCGCCACGGAAGGATCTGCCACACCGCAAACGCGACGCCGTCCATCGACGCGACAGCATCACGAATCGGGGCAGGCGGTGGAGGAAACGCGACCACTGCACCGTCAGCAGACGGGAAGTCGCCCGCCGCAATGTCCGGGCCCGGCAACCGGGCGAACCCCGTGTCCGGGGCCGGAAACTGCACGGCTACGTCCAGGCGACGTAGTTCGCGCTGAACGACGGCGTCACCTTGATCTGGCCCGCGGGCGTCACGGTCGCGTCGACGGTATCGATGATGTCGAGCAGGGTGGTGCCGTTCCATCGGCACATGTGTGTGACGGTGCCCATGAAGTTGAACGTCATCTGCGAGCCCGTCACCACACCGCTGGACGCGGACCCGAATGTGGTGGACTGGCGCGCGTACCCGTTGCCGGACGCCTCGTTCGCGGTTCCCGCGGCGCCGGGGTTGCCGGTGTGCAGGCTGTAGGTGGCGCCGAGCGACGCCCAGTGATTCGCGAGCGCGTTCGCGGTCGCGGCGACGGTGTTGGCCATTGGGGCTCCTTAGAAGTCCTGTGTTTCAAGGTAGTTGGTGCGGATGGACCAGCCGCCCATCCAGACGTAGTCGTCGGTGGTTCCGGTGGCCTCGTTCGGGTAGCGCACCAGGATCTCGAACGCGGTGCCGTGTGGAATGACTGCCGCCGAGCACTCGGCGGCTTCCTTCCGCCACCGCACGGTTGCGCCCTCGATCTCGCCGGGCCACGTGACGCCGTTCGCCCACACGATCTCGATGACCGTGTCGGGTGGAATGCCTCCAGCCCTGTTGGTGCGCTCGAAGATCCAGTCGCCGTTGGTGAGTTCGATCGTTTCGTCGATCGGTGTCCAGCCAAGCGTCATGGCGCCTCCGGTTCGTCGGTAGTCGGCGCGTACCCGAAGGCCGCGTCGAGAAGCGGATTGAGCTGCTCGTCTACCGCGCGCTGAAGATCTCCACTCCACTGCTCGACCCAGGCTGGTGAAGGGCCAGTCATCAGCAGTACCCAACCGTCGGGCACTGCGCTTGGATCGTCGGATCGATCGACGCGCGTCTCGCCGGTTGCGGTGTTGAGCAGCCACAGATGCTTGGCGATCGGTTGCACTGCGGTGAGGGAGACGAACTCGGCGAGCTCGTCGGAAGTTACGTGTAGGCGTCCGTCGAGGCTCATCATGACGAGGCCCCCACTGCCGCCCACATGATCTTGCTGCTGTCGTAGTTCATCGAGTTCATTCCGATCGTCATCGGTAGTGCGTCGACGTTGTTGATGTAGGCGTGCCGCGCCAACGGCACCGTGCCGGCCTGCTCGGATATCCCGGTCTGGAAGACGCACCCGATTCCGCGGGGGCGCTGCGCGAGACCAGGGGCGATCTGCAGTGTCGCGACGGCGAGGAGTTGGTCGTTCGCGGCCGACTGGGTCATGTTCGTACTCAGGTGGTATCGCATGCGCTGACCGGTGAGGACGTTCAGCAGGTTCCCCGAGTTCCACAGCAGCTGCATTCGGTTGTTCGGTTTGTCGTAGACGTAGATCCCGACGTACCAAGCGTCGATATCGAAGATGCCGGTATCGGCGCCGGTGATGATGCGGACCACTTCGAGCGGCGTCGGGGTGTCCCGGCCGCCGCGCAAGAACGCCAGATCCAGGGTTCGCTTCGCCTGCGAGAACGCCGGAATCTCGGTGAGGGTCCGGCCGTATGTGCTGTCGAAGTAGTAGCTCCGGGACATCATCGCGTCCGGAAAGGAGACGAGGTCGTAGCCCCCTGTGGACGACCAGATCGGCGTGGTGGTCCCCGTCCCGACGAAGTCCTCGAGATCGGCGATCTGTTCGCCCTGTGTCTCGATGAGCTGGTTGTGTGCGCGGACCTGGTTCCCGAGAAGGTTGAAGTCCGAACCGAACAGCTTCACACCGTTGTACCGATCATTCACCTGGCCGTAGAGCGAGGCTTTCCACTGCGCCTGCGTCCTTTTCGCGTGCGCGGCCAGCCCGCCGCCGCCGGAGACGCCACCCGCCGGCACACCGCCGTTGGGTGCGCTCATCGTTCTGCCTCCTTGTGCTGGATCCGCCACACGACGAGCAGTCGGTGAAGGAGGGTGAGGACCAACGCGAGCACGACGATGGCGCGCACCTCGGCGCGGCCTGGGTAGTCCCCGAAGATCCAGACTGAGGCGAGTTGTGCACCGATCAGCCCGAGAGCGACGGACGTCGCCATCACCGACCTGCCGGCCTGGGTTGCGCGCCAGGGTGACCGGGCGCCGTAGACGATCGCGAAGGTCCAGGCGAGCACCGTCATCGAGACGAGCAGGATCCGGGCTTCCGTCTCTGGCGGGTAGACGGCAATGACCGCGGCACCCAGCAGTGCGGCGGCGGCGAGTGCCACCTTGATCATGCGTGTCTCCTCTTACCCATTGCGATCTCGATGGATTCGCCGAAGTGGTTGCGGCGGCGAGATTCTTCGATTCGCGTCATCACCGCGTCGACGCGCTTCTCGCGCGTGCGCTCATCCACGAGTGCGGCCTCGACCCGCTCGAGCTGCTCGCGCTCGTGCTTGATCCTGCGCAGCCACCGCATCAGCGCTCACCGCCAGACCTATCCGGATCGGTCACGGACTGGATCTTCGCGAGCGTCTCGGCAGAGGTTTCCGCACTCGGCAGCAGCCGGTCGATCTGCCCATCCCGCTTGGACAGGAGCTCTTCGAGCTTGTCGATGCGCTGCTGCTGCAGGCCGACGATGGTCTTGTGCACCGGTCTCGGGATGAGGGCACCGACCAGGATGAGCAGGACTGCCAGTGTCAGCAGCCCTGTCAGTCCCAGGTCGGTGACCGCGATCCCCGCGATCTGCTCCACCGTCACCGCCTGATGAACGGGTCGACGTACTGCTCTCGAAGTTCGACGGCAGCCTTCTGCAGCTGCGCCTCCGCGGTCTCGATGGCCGGCTGCGCACGCGTCGCGTAGGCGTCGAGCGCGTTTGTGATCACCTGCACCCCGTCGGCGGAGATCGTCGCGGGCTTCGGGGCGAGGTTGCGTCGCGCGAGCTCGCCGCCACCGAGGAGCGCCAGACCGCCGATGCCGGCGACGATCCGGTCGAGGCTGCTGGTGATCTGGTCGCTGGTGGCCTGGTCGACGATCCCGGTCGCGACTAGGACGACGAGAGCGGCACCGAGCACGACCTGCGCGACGTACACCCACTTGCGGGTGTTCGGGTTGTTCAGCATCACTTGCCCTCCAGGAGTTGGTCGAGCTTCTTCTCGATGCGGACCTGTCGGGCCGCGACGGTCTGGACGAGGGCGACCAGCGACCGGCCGACGTCGTCGGGCACGTCCGCGTACTCGGGGCGGATGTCGTAGCCGTCCCACACGGTTTCGTTCCACATGTCCGCCCACATCGCGTACGGCCACGGGTTTTCCGGGTCGCGGGTGGACTCGTTGACGTTCTGCGGTCGGTTGATCTTGCGGAGCAGTCCCGGGTGTGGGCGCAGCTGGAGCGCGCCCTCCTCGACGATGTTCGTCATGGTTCCTCCAGTGGGGAGTAGTGCGGTGCCGAGCTCGAGGCACCGCTGGTAGCGGAGTTGACGGTCCGGCAGCCCGTTGGTGCCGCCGTTTATCGCACGGGTTGCGGCGACGATGTCGCGGGCGTCGGCGAGCGCATTGAGCTGAGGACGCGCGGCCGTCCAGTACCAGACCGCGCCGACGAAGCCGTAGCGGTCGGACGCGAGCTCGGCGGGGTTGTCGACGAAGTACGTCGGCGACGGAACCAGGCCGCGCCCGTGCGCCCACCGGGAGCACTCGGTGTAGTTGTGGCGGCCGGTCAACTGGATCGGGCCGCGGCCCTTGAACCGTCGGCCATCGCCAGGCTGCGTGTTGCCAAGGTCGCGACGGCCTTCGTAATCCGAACCGTCGGCGATCTCTTCCATCCATCGCAGGCCGCCGGACTCGTGGCCGAGCTGCGCGCACCACATCGCCGCACGCTCGACCGTGGTGCATCCGGCCTCTCGCATCGCCGCGGTGAACGCCGGCAGCAGTGCGGCGTACCGCTCACGCGAGACCGTTCCGCCCATCGCCTGCGAGAGCGCGTCGACGTCCATCCCGCGCGGTGCCGGCGGAGGCGCGGGAGCCGCGGCAGGCTCGACGTCGGCGTAGCAGTACCCCTTCGGCGGGATCAGCGTCGCGAGCTGATCGAAGCCCAGCCAGTACCCGAACGGGTTGAACCCCGAGTCGGCGATCCACACCGAGCGCCGCTCATCGTCGTAGCCCATCACCGTCATGTAGTGGTAGACCGTGCCACCCGAGTAGGCGGGTGAGATCGTCGACGGCGCGACGGCACGTGGGTAGTTCGATGGCGGGGCAACGATGTTCACGATCACGCCCCAGCCGGCGTCGATCGACCGCACGATGTCGCGCCACAACCGGGCGCACTGCTCCTCGGTCGGCGGGTCGTTCGGCATCTGCACCAACGTGTACCGGGCATCAGGCACCCGGGCGTCGAGTACCCGCTCGATCTGTCCGATGAAGTCGGTGCCGTTCCAGGTGGTGCCGATCTCCTGCGCGAGGGTCGACTCGTCGACGTGGACGCCTCGCGAGTTGAGTACCACCTGCGCCGACGCGGGCCCGCACCAGTAGCCGGTCTCCTGCCGGACGATGCTGCGGTCATAGGGCAACTGCTTCATAGTCACAGCTCCTCCTGTCTCGGCAGCAGGCCACGGTCGCACAGCTTCGCCTCGTACTCGGCCTGCTGTCGCGCCGCAAGACGTGCGTACAGGTCCTGCACGGGCTCGGGTTCGTCCTCGGGGTTGTCGTACACCCACCGGCCGTACTCGAGGTGCTTGATCGGTTCTACGCTCGGCCGGGCTCCGAGTTCCCACAGCTGTTTCGAGATCTGCCGGTAGTAGTCCGGGCCCATGATCATCGACGCGCCGTTCACGCCGGGCAGGCCGACGAACATCCACAGAAACGCTTCTTCCGGGTTGTTCGGGTCGCAGTTCTCTCTGGTGGGTAGATCTTCCATTTCAGAACACTCCCAACGTCTTTCCGATTTCCTTCAGGTTTGCGACGCGCGCGGCCATCTCGACGAGCGGGTCCTGGTCTTCCTTCGGTCCGACCGCGACGGACCAGTTGCCACGAGTGCCGCGGGGACGCTCGTAGTCGATCTGCGACACCCGGTTGACGATGACCCGATCGGACAGTTCCGCGCCGAGGTCGGTGATGATGCGGTCACCGACCCAGAAGTCGCCGGTGCCAGGCCAGCCGATGACGTACGGCTCGGCGGCCTTGATCGACATCGATGCGGATGTGTATGACCGTGTCTCCCACATCGCCTGCCGGATCACCATGAGTGACGACAGGGTGTAGGCCTTACCGGGCGACTCGATCGTCTTCTCCCAGTAGTGGGAGTCGCCCTGCTCGGCGATGCGCTGCGGAAGTTTGACCGAGATCCAGGCGGCGACCGTGTCCTCGTAGAAGGGCCGCAGCAGGGTGTCGATGGATCCGCCGATGGACCCGATGAAGAGTGCGTTGCCGACGATGTCACCGATCGCCTGGATGCCGGCGCTGATCGTCTCGTTCACGCCGGGCATCGAGTGGCCGCCGGTGTTCATGATGACGCCCCTCGACGTCGCGTCGGTGAACACGGTTTCGACCGAGCCCGGCGAATCCGATGGGTAGTAGACGTGGGGCCACGCCTTGTTAGTTCCACGGCCGGGAACGAACAGGTCCGACGTCGGACCGCCGGTCAGCAGCGATTCCGTCGTGTCGAGGAAGTCCGCGGTGAACTCCTGAATCGTGCGGAACAGTCCATCGAAGATGGTTCCGCCATGTGACGTTCCGGTCATCGCCCCGGACTTGTCGACGATGTCGACAACGAGCGCGCCTTCCTTGATGTTCGCGCCGAGCCACGGGTCCGGATCACCCGTACGCCACCGCCGGCAGACGACCGTCAGTTCCGAGTCGGCGAGGATCGGCGCCGCGACGTCGTGCCAGGTGCCCCAGCGGGACGCGAACACGCACCACGGCGTGCCGGCCGCCATGTCCTGGAAGAACGTCGTCGGGTTGACGACGATGTCCCAGTTGGACATGTCCAGGCCGTCGAGCCACGTCGACGGGTTCATCGGATCGTCGGGGATCTGCCAGATCGACGAGTTCAGCCGCCATAGGTTCACGAACAGTGCGGTCTTCAGCGCCCAGATCGCGGGCCCCGCGAGGATGAACATGCGTGGGAACTGGAAGATGGCCGGCAGGAACGGGTTCGGCCAGCAGTCGATCCACTTCAGATTCTCGTAGTCGTGCAGGAAGGTGAGGCGGACGTACCGCCGGCCGTCCGTGCCGCGCTCAACCTTCGGTGGCTCGGCGCGGCCGGACCAGCGGGCACCGGCGATCTCGATGTCGATGTGGATGTTGGCGCCCTCGCCACGTGCCCGCCGGCCGTCCTTGTCGATGACCCATGCGGCCACGTAGTGGTCGACGTCGAGGAGGAACGAGGCCTGCCCGGTGTTGTTCTCGATCTCGGAGAACTTCAGATCCTGGACGTCGAAGAGCAGGTACCGGATCACCTGGTTGCCGTCGGCCAGCTTGATCAGCGGGTCCGCGTTGCGGATCTCCCAGTCCTCGCGCTCAGCGTCGAGCGTGGCCTGCCAGATCGCCTCGCACTGCTCCTCGAGCGAGGCGTTCAGATCTACTGCCATTCCAACCCCCACGCTCTCGACCAGAGTCGGTCCATGTGCAGCTCGGCCCGGGCACCGGTGGCGACTGGAGCGCCGACCACCGAGATCGGCAGCCCCTGCCGCGGTGTGTACGGCGGGATGACGTGCCGGAGCCAGTTGCCCTGCATGCGGGCCTCGTACGGTGTGCCGGTCGCCGAGCGGGCGTGCTGCTTCGACCGGTCCATCTGGATGGTCACGCCGCCGTCAGCGGCGGTGATCTGCGGGAGCTCGACCGCGCGGGTCGGCATCGCGCCACCCGGCGCGCGGTGGTTCGGTTTCCCCGACCACGTCGGGTCGGGGAGGGTCCAGGTCCCGCGCGTCAGTTCCCAGCGCTGCAGCAGCGGCCGGTCAGTTGGGTTCCATACCTCGATCGTCCCGGTGCCCGATGCGCCCGTTGACTCGAAGAACGTCATGTCCGGGCGTGATCGCCACATCGGCTGGTACGCGCGGAGCTGGTACGCGACGATGAACATTTCATCGTTGAGCGGGTCGACGGTCAGGTCGACGTTGGGGGCCTCGTTCAGCCACACCTCGATCGTTCGGACACCCGAGAGTCGGGTGACGACCTTGATCCGGGTGGGTTTGAAATCGGGATTCCAACGGTCCGGCTCATGGCAGAACGCCTTCCGCAGCCGCGATTCCAGATGGCCGCCGGCGATCAGGCCGCGGGCTTCGTCCTCGAAGGCATAGAACCGGAGCACGATGTCGCGGACCTCGTAGTCGACACCGCGTAGCGTGCCGCCGACCTGCATCGGCGTCGAGTCGTCGATGACCTTGACCGGGGCATCGAGGATGCCATCGATCCCCTCTTCGGAGATGATGACACCCTCGGTGCCCGCGTACCGGCCCGCTACCGGCCACACCGACTCGTCGCATCCGAGGATCGTGATGCCGACGACGTCTCTCACTTAGGCCACCTCCCGAGGTGCTGCTTGGAATTGAGCCGCTGGTTCTGTGCCTGGCGGCGGTAGTACTCGTCCTCGTCCCGGAACGTGGCGTTGGTGATGTAGGTGTTGCCTCCGCGCGCCGGTGCTCCGGCGCCGACGAGCTCATCGACCTTCGCGATGTTCGCCTCGGCGATGTCCCAGTGCTCCGGCTTGAGGATCGGCTCGGGTGTGCTCAATGCGTTGAAGGCGAACGAGTTCGGCATCAGCCACCCGCCGGTGTCGAACAGCCCCGTGCCCTTCATGAACGCATTCAGGTCCGCGATCCACGGGATGATGTTCGGGTCGCCATCGACACCGTTCTCGCCAGTGGTCGGCGTGGACGTTGCGGCGCCCGCCGTGGCGTCAGGAGTGACCGTGTACCGGTCCGCGAGGTCCAGCCACTCACCGGCACCGAACATCTCCACTGCCGCGTCTGCCCAGATTCCGCCGATGTCCGAGCCCATCTGCTTGATGCGCTCGCGCCCAGAGAAAGCCTGCTGCGGCTGCGCGACGGCCGCGGCGGACGGGTCGGCGAGGGCTGCGCCGAGCGTCGCACCGGTTCCACTGTCGGTGGGGAACCCGGTCAGCGGGTCGAGCTGCTGCACGTTCGGCTTGATCATCTGCGCCACGACCATCGGCAGGTGCGCGTGATCGGTGAACATCGGGTCGTTGGCGCCGGCCGCGGGCCCGCCGTACTGGCCGTTGCCGCGACCGCCACCCATCTCGAAGTTCACGTTGTTCGGCAGCGTGACCGCGGTGTGGCCGCCGTACGGCCCGCCGTTGAACCATCCGACGTTTAGTGACCCTGACGGGCCCAGGCCCCGCTTGAAGCCGCGAGCGAGGAGCTCGGCGCCTTCGGTCATCGTCGCGAACCGCGACCCGAACGGGTCCCTGCCGGTCGCGTAGTTCGCCAGCGCGGAGACAGCTCCGGAGCAGTCGCCCCAGTTCACTCCTCCCCACACGTACGGCTTGCCCTCGACGCCCTTCGCGAAGTTGACCAGCTGATCCGGCGACACCACGGCGCCGCCCTCGGCGAACCGCGGCAGCCGCGAGATTACTTCCCGCAGCGCGAGGATCGAGCTGACGACCGGGTGGTCCTCCTCGATCCCGAACGCGTCATGCAGGTTCCCGGTGAAGTCACCGTCCGCGATAAGCGAGCGAGCGCCGAGCGCGCCGGCAACGAGCGGCGAGTCCTCTGCGATCCCGAAGGGGTTCGATCGGAACTCTCCGCGCGTGAGACCGTGAAGGAACTCTGCGGACGGCGTCCATCCTGCGTTGATCGCCTGCAGTAGTGGCAGGTTCTCGGCGGTCGCCTGCGCGTTGACGACGAACTCCCGAGTCGACACAAGCGCCGTCGGGATCCCGTACGCGTCGACACCGAGGATCGAGTCCGACGTCGGAGTGCCTGGACCCCACAACATCCCGTCCTTGCGGCGGCCAGCGAGACCACCGGACGCGAGGAGCGGTAGATCAGGCAGGCCGAGCGTGAATCCGTCCCACTTAATCGGGCCGACCTCGAAGCCAGGGATGCGGAACTCGATTGCGTTCCATGCCTGGATGATCCAGTTGATCGCGCCCTTGAACGCGTTCTTGATGCCATCCCACATGCCGGATGCGGCGGAGCTGATCCGTCCCGGAAGCCCGGTGACGAATCCGACGACGTCGTTCCAGCGGGCGACGATCCAGTCCTTGACCTCGCCGACCTTGTTGCCGACGGCGCCGAAGGCGTCCATGAGCCCGTTGAATCCGGCCTGCAAGACGCCCCACACCCAGTCCCACGCCGCCTTGATCGCGTTCCAGACGGTGTCCCAGATGGTCTGGAACCATGTCGTCTTGGTTGCGATGAGCACGACCGCTGCGACGAGTCCGGCGATGGCGGCGACGATGAGGCCGATGGGGTTCAGCATCATCGTCCCGTTGAGGATCATCTGGGCGACGTTCCACGCGACGGTCGCGATTTGGATGATCTTCACGGTCGCCGCGTAGCCGGCAAGTGCGCCGAAGAACGGTGCCGCCACCATCGCGAGAGTTGTCAGGGTGTCGGCGTTGTTCATTACCCACGTCGCCATGTCGGCGAGCGCATCGGTCAGGCCGCCGGTGATGGTGTTCTTGAACTGCTCGAGCGCGTACCCGGGACCGGAGTTGAGGGTCTCGCCCATCTGCTCCGACGACCCAGCGAACCCGGCCATCTGATCCTCGGCACCGGTGAGCGATTCCAGGAAGAGCGGAATCTGGTCGACAGACATGTCCTCGATCGGTGCGCCGAAGAGTGCGATCGCTGCGTTCGCACGATCCGCGGGCATCTCGATTTCGAGGAGCCCTTTCGCGGTGTCCTGCAGTGCGATCTGGGCGTCGCGTCCGCCCATCGCGATCATGTTCGCCATGTCTTCGGCGTCGAGTCCGATCGACTTGAACACGTCCGTCGACGACTTCGACATATCGGATCCACGGATGCTGAATTCCTTCAGCGCGTCGCCGGTCTTGTCGAGCGCGAACTTGCCCTTGCCGGCGGCCGAGACGAGGAGGTTGAACGCTTCGTCGCCGTCGAATCCCAGGGCACGGAAGTTCGTCCCGTACTCCTGCAGGATCTCCGGCAGTTCGTCCTGCATAGCCTCCGGCACTCGCTGGAAGGCGGTGGTCATGAGGTCGAATGCCTCGGTCGAGTCCTTCGCGAGTCCGTTCGTGACGAGCAGCGAGGCGGTGTTGACGGACTCAGTGACGTCGCGGCCGAATACCTTCGAGAAGTTCAGCGCAGACTCGGCGATCTGGTCGACCGACTTCTCACCCTCGGAGCCCGCGACGACGAAAGACGATGCGACGACGGAGACGGCGTCGGCAGCCTCCTCCATCGAGGATGCGATGGCGTCCCTGTAGAGGCCGCCAGCCATGTCGCCGTACTGCTCGGCGAGGTCGCCGGTAGCGCCGAGCTTCGCGGCGAGGCGGCTCTCGACGTTCATGTTGTCGAGGGTCTGCATCCCGATGTCGATGGCGCCGCCGATTCCGGCGGCCGCGACGGCTAAGCCCTTGAGCTTGTCGATGCCGCCGTCGACGCCGGATCCCATGTCGTCGACCGAGTTCGAGAAGCTCAGCAGCTTCCGGCTCGACTGCTCGGCTTCGTCGCCTGCCTCCTGCGTGGCCCGGGTGACGCGTTCCTGCGCGTTCTCGAGCTGCTTCAGCGCGGCCTCGGTGGCGCCGACGGTCTGGTTGTGCTTCTCGCGCGCCTGCCGAACCCGCTCCTCCGCGGCGGCGAGCTGGGACGTCTTGGCGTTGCCCTTGTCGCGGAGCTCCTGCAGCTTGAGCTCTTCAATGTTCAGCTTCGCGGCCGCCGTCATCTCGGACTGGCGCGCCTGCTCGATCTTCCGTGACGCGGTCTTGACCGCGGCCTCCGCCTGCTTCAACCCGTCGGCGATGCCGGCGCCGAGCTGCTGCCCGGCCTCCTGGCCGGCCTGCTGCATCTGTGGCCCCAGCTGCTGGGACACGTCCCGGCCGATGCCCGGCACCACCGGAACGATCTGGACCGAGCACCAACCGATAGAGGTCGTCACTCTAATTGCCTCCGTTCAGCTTTCGTTGCCGCTCGGCGAACCGGGCCTGACCGCGTGCGATCCGCTCGTCGGAGAGCTGCGTGCTCTTCTTCGCCGCGGTGGGGCGGCTCGGGTGATCGACGAACTTCGCGCCCCGCGCCTTGCCGGCGTTCGCGCGCTGCGCCCACAGGTCAGCGATGAGGTGGTCCTCGATCGACCACGGCATCCGGCCGCCGTTGGCGTCCTTGGCGAGCGCGGACTCGCGGGGGAGTCCCAGGCGTAGACGGACCCACAGCTGCCGCAGCGTGAGCAGCGGCAGTCCGTGGTCGTCTCGTCGCCACAGGTCGCGGATGTCGCGGTGGTAGAACAGGTCGAGGTCGACCTCGACGAGGTCTGTTTTCGTGGCGATCAGCTGCAGGAGGCCGATCAGTTTCCCGAGTCGCCGACCCCGACTTCCTGGCCGATCAGATCCCACAGTGTCTTGATGGCGTCGATCGGCTTCATGCCTTCTGCCTGCGCGGCCAGGCAGAACCGGGCGAACCCTGTGCGGCCGAGGACCTGCACGGTCATCGCGGGCAGGTTGCCGACGGCCTGGGCTTGGAAGAACGCCCAGTCGTCCTGCAGTGCGCCGCGGCGGACGCGGAACTCCTCACCGAACACGGTGATCTGGAGTTCGACGTCTTCGACTTCGGACTGCTGTGCGGGCTTCTTCGGCAGCCGGTCCTGCGGCGCCGGCGCGTGAGCGGGGATCGTGGTCCCGGCGCGGCCGCGGTTCTCCCGCTGCCGCTTCTTCCGTCCGCCGTTGCTGTTCGGGCGGGGACGTTCGCGGGGGGCAGGCTCGTGATCGAAGTCGTCGAAGTCGTCGAAGTCGTTGTCAGGCATGAGTGTGCAGCTCCTACTTGGTGGTGTCCCGCCAGACGGCGGGTGCGATGGCGGCGACGATGCGGTCGGCCGCAGTGGTGGCGAGTCCTGCCTCGGTGAGCAGGGAGTGTGTGGATGCGAGCGTGGCCGCGAAGTCGGGACCCGCGTCGTCGTCCTCGTTGTCGTCGAGGGTCTCGGCGACCTTGATCGCGCGCATCGTTTTCGCGCGGTCGCGGGTCCTCATGCGGCCGCCGCGTTCGGGGTGCGTCGGTACGCCGAGCATGTGGCCGGCGGCTGTGACGTCGTCCGGGTGTGGGAGGTCAGGCACGGCGGGTCCTGTTCGTGTGCAGCGGAGATGGGACCGGCCGCCCGCGGGCTGCACACCGCGGACGGCCGGAGACTGGGGGCGAACACAACAGCCCCGCCTGGAGAGGCGGGGCTGCGGATGGGGTGGGGAGCGCCGGTAGTTGAGCGATTACGGGCGGGCTGTGAGTAATGCTGGACAGATCCTGACCTCAGCCGCGAAGATGTCCGCACCATCAATGACAGAGGGGGGACCATGCGCAACCCAGCGTGGACGTTGGCTCAAGAGAACTGGGCGCAGGATATTGCGACCGAGATACGTCGCCGTATCGACAACGGGGTCTTTGCTAGCGCGGACCCAGTTGTCGTCATGGTCGGCGGCCATCATTCGTTCGACCCAGACCGGCTCAGCGAGAAGAACCTGGAGACGTACCTTGAGGATGTGAGGTACGGGTGGGATCCGGACCTTTCCTGGTACGGCTCCCTGTTCGGAGTGAAGGACCCGCACGCCTGACGTTCCCGTTCGAGTAGTGCCAACCGCGGGTACGTGACGCTGGGCACAAAGTCCCGGGTTGCCGCGTACGGGCGGATGCGGATCTCTACCGTCAGATCTGCGGCGCCCGATCCTCCCCCCGACGCGGATTGGGCGCCGCTCCCCGAGTCGGCGACGACGGGCGAGGTCAGGATCAGACGGGCCGCGGCCCTGAGTGGTGTACGCCGAAGATCCAGAAGTTCGAATTCGGCAGAGCGGTTTGGTCCGGTGCGGTCTGTGGGTTGATTGCGCCCCCGGGGAATGAATCCATTCGGGAGACGTAGATACGGGTGTTGGCCGGTATTTCAGCGGTGGTCGAGATCTGCACACCGGTCGTCGGATTGAACAGCTGGATTCGAGTCTCGACCGACGGGTCTGATGCGCCAGATGACGAGATTACGGCTGTGACTTCACGTCCACGGGTGGTGATCGAGACTCCCTGCCCGTACATCTTTTCGTGCGTAACGATCAACTGTCCGCCGCCAGCCGAAGACCAGGCGCCCGCCATTCCGCCGCCTGCGGACGTCCAGGCGGTGCCATTCCAGGTGAGGTGATCGGCGATGGTCTTGTGTCGCGCCAGCTTCAAGGTCGCCTTGTTCTTCTCGACTGATGCGCCTGCCATCCAACCTTGGGATGCCATCGTCTCGTCTGGTGAGACCAGTACGGTGCCGATACCGGCACCTTGAAAGTCGTAGTTGACCTCGATGCCGACCGTCGTCGTGGTGACAGTCGGCATCCCGAAAGGCCAGTGGGCGCCGTCGTCAATTGGCTGCCAGTATCCGCCTGCCGCACCGAGGTTCCGGATGGCGCCACCGAACCATCTCTGCCGCCATCCAGGCGCGAGCGTCGGAGTGAAAGCTGCATTCAGCGCCGTCTCGCCGAGACGCCCGTCGATCACTTCGTGCGCTCGGGCGACGCCATCCTCGATGTGTTCGATCGCCTCCGGCGTGACAGGTGTCCGCGGATCTGGCCTTCCGAACCACTTCTCGCGGAACTTGCTGTAACTCATGATTTCTCCAAACGAGTAGCGCGGGAAGCCTTCACCCGCCCCACGCCCTCCCCGCAGACCTATCCGGGGAGGGCGGTGTTACCCGGCAGGAAGCCGGGCAACAGGGGGCCTAAGGGACCGGGGTGACCGCGACCTGGCCGGTCGGCGTGAGCGACGCGGTCGGCGACGACAGCGCGCCACCGTCCGGAAGCTCGACCGTCCAAGGCCCGCCATTCGGGCCGGTCACCGTGATGGTGCCCGTGCCAGGCGGGAGGACAGACTCGATCGCCGCCTTCACCGCGGTGCTCGCAGCGTTGTACGAGATGCCAACGACCGTCTGATCGTTGAGCCGCAGCGCGAAGGACCCAGCGGTGGTGCCGGACGGCACCGTCACGACGTACGAAGCCGGGCCAGCCGTGGCCTCGTCGACCTTGCGGAGCACACGTCCCTCCGAGTCGCCGAACAGGTCCGCGGTGATCGGGAACGTGCGGACGCCGGACTCGGACTTGGTCCAGGCGCCGGTCGTCAGCAGTGCGGGCCGCGTGGTGACCTCGATCTCCTCGACGTCGTCCTCGCGGGTGATGATCAGCAGGTGCGCCTTGAAGCCCTTCGGCAGCGAGACATAACCCTCGTGCTTGCCGTAGGCGATGCGCTTGGTGACCGTGTTCTGCTCGAGAGCATTGAACGACAGCTCCATCGTGCCCTTGCTGGTCTTGCCCTTGAACCGGGGATGACCCCAGCCGTCGTAGAACGTCTTCTCGAGACCGGGCGTGTACGTGACACCCTCCGTGCCGAGCAGACCTGCATCGAGCCACTCGGGGCCCGGCACCTCGCCGGGCGCCGGAATGACGTCCTCGACCGAGCCTGTGTAGTTCCAGTCGAGGAGGTAGACCTCACCCTCATCGAACACCGACGCGTTGTCGGGATTGATCACAGCCATGACAAATAGCCCCTCTCTCCGGGGTGGTTGCCGCCGCGCGGGCGGTCAGAACGATTGAGTGCGTGCGCGACTGCGCACCGTGAAACCCGCGATGAACCCGCGAGTGTCGGGATCCCGGTCGACGAGGATGCCCGTGCCGGGCCGGATACCGACACCCGGAACCCGCAGAGTGAGGAGCCATCCCATACACCGTGCCGCGAGGTCCCGGGCCTGCGTTCGACCCCCCGCGTACACGGATATGCGGATCTGTTCGCCGGTGTAGACCGGCCACTCGTCGACCGAACCGGGATCGGATTCGACGACAACAGCGGGCGCCGACGATGGCTCCCACCCGTCTGGGAGGTTCTGGCCGGCCGAAGCGCCCGACGAGTCGGTGGCGAGCTGCGCGACGAGGAACTCCTTCACCGGCACAACATGATCGGCCGGCACGCGGAGAGCCTTCACTTCGCCTTCACCTCCAAACCGACCATGCCCGCGGCTCGGGTGAGCGTCCCGCGTTTGAGCTGCATTCGCTTGCCGCCGGGGTGCTTGATCGCCACCGACGCGACATACCGGTCCGAGACGAACGTGTCGACCTCGACCGGCACGTCGTCCGGCAGCGACTTGCGCGCGTTGTCGGCGACCTGCGCCGCGAGCTCGTCCACGACCGCGGCGACCGCTGGCGACTTCAGCAGCGCCTCGACGCCAGCGTGATCGAGCTGGAATCCCTTCGGCGGAGCCATCAGCCCGTCCCCCTCGACGCGGTGAACACCGGCCCAGACAGGTCTGGGTCGTCGTCGATCCACTCGTCCGCGAAACCATCGATGCGCCAGACCTTGCCGCGCACCACGACCTCGTCGCTCGCCCGGATTTCGTGCGGCACCGGCCCGGGCGCATACACCCGGATCCGCCGCACGTTGCCGTTGCGCGTCGTGGTCGCCGCCTCGTCGCTGCCGAGGGGTTCGATCACGCAGCCCTCGATGTCGAACGGTATGCCCGACCCGGGCACCGGATCGTTGTCGCCGTCGAGCACAACACCCGGGCGGACGGTGACCTTCTCACCATCGCTCACAGAACCCTCCGTCCCCGAACGTCGCGACCGGCAGCGCCGACTGCGCGATGCCGAGCTGCTCCTTCATCCAGTCCAGCCACACGAGGGCGGCATCGGGATTCGAGAGCGTGCCCGACTTCGACCGCGGGCCGAGCGCGCTGGAGAACGACACGTACCCGGCGTGCTGGCCGGCAGTGAGCGCGTTCTTCACGACCGCGATCGAAACCAGCTTCGCGTCAGGATCGTCGTCCGCGATGTCCGGCCGGCGGTCCGGATGCCGGATCCACCGCTCGGCGGCCTCGAGGAGGAGCCCAGCCCAGCTGGACTCCTCCTGCTTGAGGGGACGCCAGTTCTCCGTCAGCTCAGTGGGTGTGGCGAATGGCATGACGCCCCCTCACGGTCAGTCGTCGAGTTCGTCGACCGCGGCGATGATGGCGTCCTTCGACTCCATCGCGTCGACCTTGTCCGCGTCGATGCCGCGCACCTTCGCGTAGGCCGCCCACTTCTCGATGGTGGCCGTGGCGCGCGGGCGCCGGGGGGCGTCCGCGGCAGGCGCGGCCGGCGCAGCGGCATCGTCGGACGGCGCAGGCTCGGCATCGTCGACGACGACCAGCTCCGGCTCGGGCTGGTCGAACACACCTGCCGCGGTGCCGCGCTCGATCTCCGCGTCGGTCAGCTCGACGGTGTCACCGAAGTAGCAGAGGCGCCGCTTCCCGTCCGCGTTGCGGTACTCCCACAGCGCGACTCGGATCTTCTTACGCGCCATGTCAGCCCGCCAGCCCGGTGAGCTTCTTGATCGAGTACGGGTTGGTGACGCCCATGATCGGGATGACGGACGACTGGACCCACGTCTTGCGGGTCTTCTGCTCGCGCCAGGTCTCGGTCGTCAGGCCCTGCTCGTAGTCGAGGAATCCGACCTGGCCGCGCGCGACCGCGTAGCCAGTGCCCGCGACGACGCGGTTCGAAGAAAAGATCTCGAGTTCGGCTTCCGCGAGGATCGCGTCGAGGTCCGGGCCATACGCGATGCGCAGATTGTGGTGTTCCTGCGGGTTCAGGATCCACAGGTCGTACACGACGCCGAGTTCCTCGACGTCCGCCGCGAGCTGAACCTTCGCGAAGTCGGCGAAGGGGCGCGCGTTGTTCGGCGTCGGCGAGGTGCCCGTGAGCGTCACATCGGACCAGTCGTGGCCCGGGACGACGCCGGCGCCCCCGAGGTCGGTGATCGCGGCGTCGAGCGTCGCGACCGCTCGCGCGTTGACCTTGCGGACGATGGTGTTCGCGAGCTGGGTGACCTGGTTGTCGAAGTACACCTTGTCGTTTCGCCGGATCGCGCCGTCGGTGATGGAGAACTTGCCGCCCCAGTCTTCGGACGACGCGACCTTCGGCTCGCCGCGCTCGCCGCCGACGATCGTGTACTCGGCTCCTTCGGCACGCTCCTCGACATCGCGGGTCGTGTAGAGCTCGTTGCGGGTGACCTGGTCGTAGATCACCGCACCGGAAGCAACGGTGGTGCCGGACGACGCGAAGATCTTGTCGACGATGAACTTCTGCAGCGTCAGGTCCGCGATCCGCTTGGTGATGCGGCCGGGCTGCTTGAGCGCGAGGTCGACGGTGAGCTGGTTGCCAGAGAGGGTGGGCGCGCCGAGCGGGTACGCCACGGGTGCAGGAGACGTCATGTCGTCCTCGCTTTCAGTAGAGGCTGATCTCAGCGTCGGTGCCCGACGCTGCAGCGGTGACGGCGTAACCCACGGCCACGCCCGAGGCCTTCTTGACGGCCTTGCCGTCCGCGCCGACCTCGACCTCTTCGAACGCGGCGAGCGCGCCGCCGGCGGTGACGAAGGTGACGCGGTCCTTGCCGCGCTTGACGTCGACCAGCTTGCCGGCGGCAGCGTCGCGGCCGGAGACGCCGCAGACCCGACCGCCGGCGTCGGCGTGGGCGATGGCGATGTTGCCCGCCGCACCGCGGTTACCGGAGATCTTGAGGAATCGCTTGCCGGTGATGGCGGTCGATGCGCGGCCGGAGATGTCCTGCCCGGGCTCGTACACGCCGATGTTCTCGTTCGCCATGATCAGGCTCCCTTCGAGTTAGTGCCGAACCAGCCGAGATCCTGCGCCGCGTTCTCGACGCCGACGCCGTGGCCAAGCTCCTCGACCGGCACCAGTCCGGGCGCGAGGGACGCGAGAGTCGCTGCAGCGCCCTCGGGGTCCGCGGTGAGCGCGTCGAGCCAGTGGTCCTTGCGGGCCGACGCGATGCGGCCGTCCTTGATCGCCGCGGACACCAGCGCCTGGCGGGCGTCGGTCTCCTGCTGCGCACGGGCCTGCGCGCCGCGCTGTGCGTCGCGGCGCAGACCCTCGAGCGTCGCAGCGTCGACAGCGACGACACCGGCCGGCAGCTTCGCCGACGTGCCCGGTTCTGCCTCCGGATTGGCCTCGGGTGCAGTCAGCTTCTCGAGCACCGCATCGAACACTTCCTGATCCTCGGTGTCCTCGGGGAGGCCCAGAGCCTCACGGAGTTCGCCGACCTGCTCGTCCGTGAATGCCACGTCCGAACCTCCTTCTTCGGTGGAGTTGACCGGGCCCGCGGGTGCGGGCGCGGAGTTGCTCGCCTGAGCGGCGAGGGGTTTGGGCGCCGGGGCCGCGCGGCGCCCGGCGTAGTTGAAGATCGACAGATCGAACGACGCGGATGCGTCGCCCTCGGTGCTGTCCTTCTTCTTCGCCTCGACACGGTCGGCGAGGCCAGCGGTGACCGCTTCGTCGGCGGAGTACCAGACCTCTTCGCGCATCACGTCCCGCCACTCCTCGGTGGTCGCGTCGGTGCGATCGGCGTAGATCGAGGCGATGTTGTCGCTGACCCGGTCGAGCTCGTCGGCGTACTTGCGGACGTCCGCCGCGTTTCCACCGCAGTACCCCCACGCGTCGTGGATCATCATCTCGGCGTTGCGGCACATGACGATCTCGTCGCCGGCCATCGCGATAAAGCTGGCCGCCGACGCCGCGATGCCGTCGACGTAGACGGTGATGCGGGCCTTGTGGTTCCGCAGCGCGTTGAGGATCGCGATGCCCTCGAAGACGTCACCGCCCGGACTGTTGAGTCGGACGGTGATGTCGGTGGCCTCGATGGCGGAGAGGTCCTTCGCGAACGACTTCGCGCTGACACCGCCCCACCAGCTCGACCCGATCTCGTCGTAGATGAGGACCTCTGCGGACTCATCCGTGGTGTCGGCGTTGCGGATCGTGTACCACTCGCGCTGCTGCCCGCCTTGTGCTGCGGGCGCGCGCCGGTGTGTGCGGTTCACGCGGGATCTCCTTCAGTGGGTGCGCTCTCCGCGCTGGTCGGTCCGCCGGACGGAATTCCGAGCGATTGGCGGACGGTGATCTTGACGACGTCGTCGGCATCGAGCAGGCCTGCGTTGACGAGCAGCGCGAGCGCGCCGGCGGTGGCATCCTGTCGGGATCCGATCTCGTCGAACACGATCCGCGGCGCGGGCTCGTCTTCGCCCCAGTTCAGATCGACCAGGTCCTCGACCACGTGCGCGTTCGAGGTGTCGGCGATCGTCTGCGCGAACGCCTGCACGGACTGCACGAACGGGTCAGCGAGCACGGACGCCAGCGCGAACGAGCCGCCACGGTCGAGGTTGAGGAAGTGCGCCAGACCCGCCAGCGCGATCTGCTTGTCCTGGTAGTCGATCGCCTGCTGGATGTCGGGCAGGTTGCCCTGCACACCGAGCAGCTGCAGTGTCTGCCCCTGGGCGAGACCGACACCAGAATTCATGCCGCCCCGAAACTTCGAGGCGATCTCATGCATCCGCGCAACCTCGGCCGGGTCGTCAGGCTTCGCCGCTGTGCCGACCGGGACACCTATTCCGTTTCGGCGAGCGGCCGCGGCCTGGATACGCATGAACTCGTCCTTGAGGATCCAATGCTTGTACGCAGGCCGCAGAATCGACTCGCCCTGCCACTGACCGGCTTCCGGATCGCGTACGTGCGCGACGAGTCGGCTGACCGGGATGGGCTCCTCGTTGCCCGTGAGGATCGACGAGACCGTCAGCGCATTCGATGCGGGGAACTGGGTGATCGACTCGAGCCCGCCATCGCGCGCGACCGCGATCTTCGCGATCGTCTTCTGTGGCCGTGGCGCGAGCTTCCGCAGGTGCGTGCGGTCGTTGTCGTCGATCCAGTACACCTGCTCGAAGAAGCTGTGCCCGTACCGGAGCATCAGCAGAACCTGCTGGAGGTGGTTGGTCCAGGAGAATCGTCCGCGGGTGCGGCCCGGCGTCGCGTCGGTTCCGACGATCGGTAGCCCGAGCTCGCGGGCGATGAACTCCACGACTTCGTCACGCGCGCCGTTCGGATCGATCCGCCACGCTGTACCGCGGATCGGCAGACTGATCGCCTGCAGCAGCGATGAGACGCGGCCGTCCTCGCGCGCCATTCGGCTGTAGACGTGCACCGATTCCGGCCACTGCAGTTCCGGGACCTTCTCGTCGACGTCCCACTGCTGGAACTCCGTCAGGTCTCCGTTGACGTACCCGAGTTCCGTCACCGGTCGGGCAGCCTTCACTTCGGCCACAGGCCACCTCCTCAGAACGCGACAGAGAGCGCGTCGAACTCGTCGTCGTGGTTGATGGCCCGGGACTCGGACGAAACCTTGTCCGTGACAGGGGCTGCCGTCGCGCCTGTTGCCCGGGACTCGAACGTCACGAGCGCCCACCGCGCGACCACCACCGCGAGGAGCGGTGCGACCGCAGGATCACCGGCAGCGTCGACGACCCAGTCGCCGCGCGGCAGTAGCCGCTTCCCGGCCGCCTCGAGCGCGATGTCGAGAACTGGCTGGCCAGTGTGGCTGATCAGGCCGTCGTCGGCGTCGTCGACGAACCCGCTGCCCATCAGCGCGGCCTGGCTCGTCGACGACTTGATCAGCTCGATGCCGGCCTTCTTCAGCAGCGGCTCGATCACCGCCGCCGGCGAGCGGGCATCGGTGGCGATGGCGCACGGCTCGAGCACGTCGTCGAGACGGACGATCAGATCGACGATGTCCGGGTTCGCTGCGATCCGCAGGTACCCGACCTCGACATGGATCCGGTCGTCGTCAGTGCGCTGCGCTGCAGCCACCACCCACTGCGCGCCGACGCGGGCGATACCGATCGCGCGCGTGCCGACGAGCTCCGGGTAGTCGACGAGTCCGTGCCACTGATCCTCGGCGACGATCTGCCACGTCTCCTGCTCGTCGCTCGGGTCGGGCCAGTCGCCGCGGCCGAGCGCCTCGACGTCGAATCCCTTGCGGCCCGCTGGCGTTGCCAGGTTCCGCATGATGTCGAGGATCTTCTCCTCGGTCTGGATCACCCCGAACGAGGGGTTCGCGTACCGCCACGTCTCCGGGGCGTCGCGCGGCATCTCCTCGGGTGCCATGTACTCGGCGAAGTACAGGCCCGGCTCACGGTCGAGTCCGCGGACGCGCACCGACGCGAGCACCTCGCCGTTCGGGTGCTCGTCCTGGTTGACCGCCGACGACGCGTAGATCCGTTGCGGGTTCTTCGCTGCCATCTGCACGAACGACATCGCCGAGATCTCGCCGGGTGTCAGGTTGTACGCCTCGTCGTAGACGACCAGGTCGACGTCCGTGAGACCGCGGCCCGAGTCGTTGGAGCGGGTGCCGAATGAGATCGACGCACCCGAGGCGAGTTCGATGATCCCTTCACCCTGCGAGCAGGTGGACCGCACGACGCGCTTCTTCAGCCAGGACCGGCTCTTGATGATCGACATCATGCGCTTCCACCCGTCGCGGGCGGTCTTCCACCGCTGCGCCGTGTAGATGATCGTCTCGCCAAGCTTGAACAGCCCGTACAGGCAGCGGAGGATCAGCACCTCCGACTTGCCGTTCTGGCGAGGGATCAGCAGGCAGCACGTCGAGTGTGTCCAGCGGCCGGCGGGCGTCGTCGACAGCATCGCGTACTGCGCGGCCTTCTGCCACGGCATCGCGATCGCGCCGACGCGCCGGCCGAGTTCGATCGCCTTCTCGCCGTGCGAGATGTCGCCGTCGAACACCGAAAGGTGGTGCGGTTCCTGGCGGCCGGTGAGCGTCGGGAAGTCCTCACAGACCGTCGAGGCCGTCATCGTCATCACCGGCAGGCTTCGAGTCCTTCTGCAGACGGATCGCGCCGATCAGCTGCCGCAACGTGTTCGCCTGCTGGCGGGACTCCTGCAGCGCGTTGTCGACGCGGATCTCGAGGATGTCGTCTTCACCGCGAACGTCGACCAGGCTCAGCCAGCAATCAGCGTCGCCCGAGAGCGCGCGATCGAATTGATCGAGCCGGTCCTTGATGCGCGCGGCCTCGACGATCATCGCGGTCAGCGAGTATGGGTCGCAGTCGTCGTGCAGCGAGTCGTAGAGCCGTCGGCCAGCGGTACCGAGCGGGTCCAGGTCGTGATCCACCATTTCGGGTCTTCTCCTTCCGAAATCTTCGCGCTCAGAGATGATTCGCAGGTGGAAGACAAGAGTCAGTCTGAGGACTTAGGCGCCCTTGTCGCATCGATGCGACAAGTGGCAACAGCGTGGTTTGATCACAAGCACCTGGCGGACCCGCCGTACAGATCCCGTAGCACCGCGTGGCACGACGCGACCCGGGAGCGGAACTTCTCGGTCTCTGGTGTCAAACCAATGACGATGCTGGTGTCTTCGTGCAGTACATCCATGGACCATGCGGCAGACGAGATTCTGGGCATCGCAGCCTGCAGTGAAGCTGACCGAGTCGGCTGGGCCATGTATCCGCCGGCGCGGACGGCGCTCGTGGCAACTGCCCGCGCGCATTACCTACTTTCGGGAGAGGACGCGGTTGAACGACTCAGGCGGCTGTTGAATCAGGAGTTGGCCGGAAACTGGTCAACCAGACAAATGGCGCTGGCCGAGAACACGAAGTTACTGGCATCCTGCGATCGCGTCGAGCTCCGAATCAAGGATGATGGCGACCACGTTGGACTCATATGGAGAGCCGGCAAGAGCGGACCGCCGCACTTCAAGGCAACCACCGGCCAGCCAAATCATGAGTCATCGCCCACGGAAACCGCCCTGTCGAAGCTGTTGATGTCTCAGATACCCGGGATGGACGATCAGATGAAGGCGCTGAGCTACCGTCGCCTGTCGGAGGTCATTCATGATCGGCCACGGCGAGGGGGGTTCAACGACATCTCGCCTGGCCGATCCCTCACCAGGGATCTGCGAGAAGAAGTGTTGACGACGTCGACCCACAAGATCGCCAAGAACACAGTGATGGTCGCTCGCGCTTTTGAGATCGCAGGATCAAAGCTGATCCAGCACTGCGGCGGTGACCCGAATCCGTTCAAGCAAGATCTCGCCCGCGCGGTAGCCGACTGGCTTCGCTTTGCCTTCGCCGACACCGGGGGCTCGATTGTGAACTCCTGGCAACCAGGGGCCGTAAAAAAAGCCTGACTGGCGGCCGAGGAGTCAGGGACCCCCTCCCCCTCGATAATTTCGGGGGAGGGGGTCGACTCGACGTCGGAGCTGGTCAGGGCCAGGGGATGAGGCGGATGCCGAGTTGGTCCTCAGGGATGGGCTCGCTGGGGTGCTGGCCGGTCACTGCCGGGCGTAGATGGTCGCGACTGCCGGCCTGACGCTGTTTGTTGCAGATGCCGTGCAACAGTCGATCGGCCTTCGTTCCACCGTCAGCGCGTGCGCGCGAGTGGTCGGCCGCGAGTGATCCCGATGCCCGGTCGTTCGATGTTGGGTTGTGGTCCCAGTTGTTGGTGCGGTCGCGGTACATGGGTAGGCCGCACCACCAGCAGGGTGTGCCGTCGACGTGGACTCGGAGTAGGGCGTCGCGTTCTTTCTGGTGTTGCCACCCGAGACCCTTCTGGGTTGTGGTGCGCTGGTCGGTCATTCGCGCCTCGCGTCCAGGTTTGCGCCTTGCCTTGCGTCATGTCTAGGTCTAGGGCTTGACAGGTTCCGCCCACCCGGCGAGCTCGCCAGCTGGGTACCGGGTGGGCGGAAGTGTGTGCGCCCGCCCCCAAGGGAAGTGGGGGCGGGCGCGGTTCCCTGGGCGCCGATGGCTGCACCGAGGGGCCGGGACTGCCACGTGGCCGCGCGCCGGGTGGGCTGCTGCGGCTGTTGGTGTCCCGGGGGTAGAGAGCCCGCATCTTGCGCCGCGTCGGCGTGTAGCCGATACGAGCAGGGGTGCGGGTGTTGGTGCTGGCCTGGAAGGACTCGAACCTTCAACCGACGCCTTAACAGGGCGCTGCTCTGCCTCTTGAGCTACAGACCAATGGGCCGCCGCTCGACCGCTGGATTTCAGGTCCAGTTGACGCGGCGGGTATTCAGTTGTCGGCTACGGCACCGTGTTGGCGGCCCGTATGTCTATGCGGCACGTCGGGCTTTCTCGCGGGTGGCGCGTTCGGCTTTCGCGACGTCGATGAGTTTGTAGAGCTTCCGTCCGCGGGGGTCGATGCCGGCGGCGGTGAGTGTGCCGCGGTCTGCCCATGTGCGGATGGTGGATGCGCTGACGCCGCAGAGGGTGGCGGCTTCGGTGGTGTTGATGAGGGAGTCGATGCCTTCGGGTACGAGGACCGCGGTTCCTGCCATGTGTTTCCTCCTGGACAGCAGAAAGCCCCTCGCCGGTGGTGTCTTGGCTCGGGGCTTCTGCGGATACACGTCTGTCAGTGCGTCTAGTGTCTCACGAGACGTTAACGGGCGCAACTTGTTCGATGATTGTGTTGAGTGCGGATCGGATGAGCTGTGGGTAGTCGGTGTCTCGGATGGTGTGTCCGCAGGCTTCGCAGAGGATGAAGTCGGCTTGTCCTGACATGGCTGCGGTGCGGGTGAGTGTGCGGAGTCCGCAGGTGATGCATGGGGTGGGTAGGACGTAGCGGGGTCGGGTGTGGCCGAGGGTGGTTCGGATTTTGTTGTGGAGTTCGCGGATTTCGTCGGCTGCGTCTGGGCCTGCGTAGTCGAGGAGGGCTGCGGTGCGGGGGTTGAGGTAGTGCCATGCGGCGGTGACTCGTGTGGATTCGGCGGTGTCGGTTGTGGGTGGTGGTGTTTCGTGGAGGTGTTCGGCGAGTGCTTCGTGCCATCCGTGGAGTGTGTGGGCGATGAGGGCTGCTGTGTCGGAGGCCCATTCGGCGGGGTGTCCGTATTCGCGGGTGGGTGCGGCGCGGCCGGCGGTTGTTCGTCGGGCGGGCATGGGGAATGTGGTGGCGAGGGTGAGCCAGTCGAGGGTGAGCCAGTACAGGTGGAGTTGGAGTCGGTGTTCAGTCACCGTCGTCCTCTCGTGTGGGTCCGAAGATGTCCTCGAGTTCTTTGCGGGTGAGGTCGCCCATGTCGGTGTCGGCTTCCTCGTAGTGCCAGAGGAGTTCGGTTTGGCTGGGGTTGGGGTGCCAGCGGCGGCCGTCACGGTCGATTCGGGGGTTGGGCATGTTCATGGGTTCCTCCTGGGTGCGGGGGTGGTCGGTCTAGGGGATCACGGGTCATGGTCGGTCCCTTCGTGGGTGGTGGCGGTCGCAGTACCAGATCCAGGCGCCGAGGTATGCGATGGCGTCGCTGGTGGGGTGTCCGCAGTCGTTGCAGTAGTGGCGTTCGGTCATAGCCGGCTGTCCAAGAGCGCGATGATCTCGTCGCCGGCCTGGTTCATGCCTTCGGCGTACTCGGTGCTCAGGCTGGGGGTGGCACGCCAATTGGTCGACGCGTGCCCGCTCGCGAGCGTCCGGACGCGGTCGATGGTTCCTTGCGCCTCGCGCAGCTGCTCGGTCAGTGAGGGAGCGGCGGGGTGCTCTACCCCGAGTGCGTCGAGCACGGTCGCGATGGTGGCGTCGACAGCTGCTTTGGCGTCTGTGCGCATCTGTTCCCAGTCGACGGGTTCGAGGCCGCGTTGTTTGCGGGATTCGTTGACGAGGAGATCGACCATGGATTCGGCGATGGCGAGGCGCAGTTCGAGGTCTTGGACACGCTGCTCGAGGTCGATGTTCGTCATGGCTGCTCCCCGTTGATGATGGCGGCGATTTCGTCGATGTGGACGGGCCGGTTCCAGGCGTCCCAGCCGATGTGGATCTGCTTGTGGAGCGGACGGATAACGGTCACCGTGCTGCCCCAGTCGGTGAAGGCCTGGATTCCAGGTCCACGGTCGCCGCTGTGGGTGTGGCCGTGGAGTAGCCACAGCCCTTCGTCGCGGAGCCGATACTGAGTCGCTCGGTCCTCGGCGGTGTGGTCGCCGCGGTACGGAAAGTGCGACAGCAGCACGTTCTGGCCGGCGATCTTGCGGCGCGCGAAAGCTTGAACGCTGGCGAACGCATTCAGGAATCGGCCCTGATGCTTGAATGCGTCGCGGTGCATCGGGTGGCAGGAGTCGTGGTTGCCGGGGACCAGGTGCATGGTGATTCTCTGGATGCGTGACGCGACGCCGAGTTCGTGTAGCCAGAAGTCCTCGTCGCGCCGGCGGCCGATCGTGACATCGCCCAGGACCCACAGTTGGGAGTCGCGGGGAAGTGCAATGAGTGAATCCAGGACGGACTTGTCGTGCGCGTCGGAGCTCGGGTAACCGCGATGTTCGGCGATCTTCTCGTGTCCAAGGTGGAGATCGCTCGTGAAGTAGACGTTCATTGGTGGTCCTTGGTGTCGAGTGCGTTGAGGACGGCTTGTGCGGGCCGGTCGCGGATGACGGTGATGGCGCGGTGGAGTGCGTCGGTGTTGTCGCGGAGGTGTCCGAGGAGTCGGTTGCAGGGGCTGCAGAGGAGGGCTCGGACGCATTGGCCGCAGGAGGTGCCGGCGGGGCAGCAGGTGTGGTCGTGGTCGACGGCGAGGCGACGCGATGCTCCGGTGGCTCGCTGGCAGATGTAGCAGCGGCCGTTCTGGGCGTCCAGGATCGCCGTGTAGGCGTTGGGGCCGATTCCGTAGGTGGATGTAACCCTCTGGGCGTGAGCGGCCTTGCTGCGCGCTTTCAGGGCGAGCCGGTGATGGGTGGCGCATCGCGGGCCCGGATTGGGCGCTGGCCGTTTCGAATCCGGCTCGCAGTCCTTGCAGCGTTTGGTGCTCATGCGATTGCCTCGGTTGTGCACAGGTTGCTGTCAGCCCTCGCGCGAAAAGATTGGTTTCTTCTGGTTTCGGAAGGACTGGGTGGGACTGTGGTCCCACCTTCGCGGTACTGGAGTCCCACCTTTCCGGACCACAGTCCCACCTTTCTCAGACGATTCGAGCGAGTTATCCACAGGTGTGGATGGCAGTTATGCACAGCCTCCGATGGCCCGCAATGGCGGTACTGCAGTCCCACCTTTCGAGGGTGCGGAAGCTGCTGTGAGATACGGGATTCGGAACGTCGTCGCCCTGCCCCGATACGCGAAGATCGGACTGCCGTCGTCCTTGTACGCGATCGGGACACGAGGATCGATCCCGGACGCCGCAAGCTTCCGCATCGACTTCCGAACACCTTCCTCCGAGATCCCGACACGAGCAGCGAGTTCGGCTGCTGTACGCCAGCAGGTTCGGTCCTTCGCATCCGCCCACTCGGCGAGCGCGAGCAGGATGACCCGCTCTGTTGGCGCCAACCATTCGGGCGCCGAATCGAACACCTCCTTGACGAGCTGCCAAGCCACATCAGATCCCCTCCTGCTGAAGTTCATCGACGATCCGGAGTGCGTCGTCTTGAAGCTCTCGGATCACGTTCCATGCGCAGCCGCAGAAGTACCGCCACTTACTCGCTGCCGGGGAGTTCATCGCGGCAGGGATGAGGTCGATCAGATCTGAGGGTGCGAGTCCTGCGCGCTCGAATTGGTCGAGCGAGTCACGCCAGCCGGTGGGTAGGGCGCAGGCGCGGAACTGGTGCGGTCGCAGCCTGTTCCAGGCGGCTTCGAACTGTTCGTTGCGTGCGCGTCGCTCGTCTGCGGCGACACGTCGGGCCTCGGCGGCGGCCTCGATCGCGGACGCCCACACAACCGCCTTCTGCCGCACATCGTCGACTACCGGCGCATCTGCCGGTGACGCGCTCTTCCCGGAGTTGCAGTCCCAGCAGGCTGTGACGAGGTTCGACGGTTCATCGGATCCACCGAGCGCGACCGGAACCACATGGTCGATGACCACTTTCACGTCGGGTGCTGCAGCGCCGCAGTAGCGGCAGGCATGGTTATCGCGGCGCAGAATCTCGTACCGCAGTCGCTTCGAAACGGCCATCACGCCACCTCTCCTTCTTCGTCATCGTTTGTGGGGCACCAGCGCCCGCTCATGGGGCAGGTGGAGCCTGCGGTGTCTTTGTGGCGGCCGAGGTGCCGGGCCCGGCCTGCCGGCACCGGACGCCGACAGACCGGGCACGGGTGAGTCACAGCGCCTCCTTCGGGGTGGCGGTTTCCTGCCCAGTCAGGAACGGGGTCAGGTCGATCGGGCGGTGCATCACGCACGTGTCGAACGGGCATCCAGGTGCTCGGCGTAGAGCGGGACGTGGCGACCGCACACCTTGCACTCGCTCACGGCTGGTCACCGCCCTCCGTGAGTCGCTTCAACGTCTGCACCGCAGTGAAAAGCACGCCGGCGAACACGAGGAACCACAGGACGACGCCCGGGAGCGTTGGCATGTCCTCCGCGAAGTCGAGGGATACGTAGAGGACGGTGGTCATCCAGACGATGAGGAACAGTGCGATTGCGAGGAGCTTCAGCATCGCTCACCGCCCTCCGCGAGTAGCGGATGTGTTCCGGCGTCGAGGCGGTCGGCGGCATCCCAGAGCAGCATCGCGATCCCGGGGTGGTGCGCGTCCGCGTGCTTGTCGGCCCACTTGCGCACCTCGTCGGTATCGATGCTGACCGTGACAGGGATTCGCTCACTCACCGCGCTCACCGCCCTCCGCCTCACGAGCAGCAGCCAGCCACTGGAGGCCGTGGGTTCGTGCTTCCCAGGGCGTGTACTCGCCTTGCCGGTAGTCCACGACGCGCCCGCCCTCCACGGTGAGCGACCCGAACCGCGTGTAGCCGTTGTGGCTACGGCTCGCCTCAGGCGGCTCCACGATCTGCTTGCCGGCGTTGGTGAGTGCAGCCACAACATGCGCGGCGTGCCCAGCCTCATCCTCGAAGGTTGCCGTGCAGTCCGGGGCGAGGCAGTAGAACTCCTCGGTGTCGATGTTGTACTCGAAGTTGAGGTGTGGGGCGATGATCTGTTCCGCAGTGCTCACAGCTGGCCTCCCTTCGGTTCCGCGTCAGTGCCGTAGTTCGCGGTTCGCTGGCAGCGGTTGAACCAGGAACCGTGCTCGCGGTGCTTCCATTCGCCGTCGACGAGATGGATGGGTTGATTGCAGTGTCGGCACTCCGCAAGATGCTCGTTGGTGTCGTTCATGCCTTGTCTCCGTCCACACGCACAAACGGGGCGAGGTATTGCATCTCGTCGTCCGCTCGGTACGAGTACTGCTCCTTGCCGCTTGGGAAAACGGCGTGCCGCTGCCCGCCCCGGTTGACCCAGTCCGAGATCGGGCGCGTCTCGGCCGTCGACCGGTAGACGACCCCTTCCGGCACGTCCTGCCATGTCGGCCAGGGCTTCTCCGGTGTGCCATCCGGCCCACTGTCCGGGACAGACACAGCAGGCGGGGTGAAGAAGGCATGCAGTCGAGCGTGTGCCGCTGCCGCCGCATGACCACCAAACCCCGGCAGGATCGTCCTGATATCCGCCACCTGCTCCGCCGTGAGCACCGTCCCGCCTTCGGGGAGTAGACGCCCATCAGCCGCAAGCCGATCCAGAACGGCGCGCATCGCCGTGGCGGACTTGGCCTTAGCCTGGTCGTCAATGTGGTCCCAATCGAGGTAGTTGAGGCCAGCTAGGGCCGCTCGGTGCACCTTCGCGCACTTCTCCGCCTCCTCGTCGCGGGCAGACTCAGCCTCCAACCGGGCGGCACAGTTGCGCAGCGATCGGGCTTCGACTGAACCGGGCTCGAACGTCGTGTCGAACCAGTCCGCGTGTGCCCGCAGTGATGCAGGCGTGATCGTGTCGGTCATCGGGTCTCCTTCGGGGTCCAGTAGTCGTCGCGGGAATGCTCAGGCACGGTCATGTCCGGCGCGCCCCAGCGGATGTCGCCCCATCCCGCGCCCGGGTGGGAACGGTGAAAGCCGGGATGCCCAGTCGGCTCGAAGCACACAGGCTTTCCCTCATCGCCGATGCGCGGGCCGAGGGACCAGCAGTAGTCGCTCATCGCTGGGTCTCCTTGTCGGGGTTGGTGATGCCGCGGGCAGCTGTGGTGCCGCCGGTGGCGCATTCGGCGAGGTGGGTGCCGTGGTGCACGAGCTTCTCGCCGGTACGCGGCCGGCGCATCACGTAGACGGTGAAGCCGCAGTGCTCACAGATGTCCGTCATCGGATCCCCCTGGTTATTCGGTCGGCGGCCGCGACGACATCGCCTGCGGCCAAAACGATTGCGGCAGCGACACCGGCCGCCATCACCACGACGGCCAGGGCTGCACTCGATAGGCGGGTGCGGATCACGCGGCACTCCGATCACGTTGGACCTGCCGCTCGGACACCCCAAGCTGGTTGGCGATCGCCCCGGCGGACAGGCCTTGGGCGGTCAGGTCGGCGACCTGCTCGAGGCGGTCCGCGCGTGCACCGCTGCGATCGGCCGTGGTGCGGGCGGACCGGGGTGGTGTCACCCGCGGGTCGTCGATGTCGTAGCCCTCCCACTCGAACGGGTTCAGCCAGCCCTTGCGGGCCGCGTACGCACGCGAGGCATTCGATGGGCCAGGAGTCGCTGAGAGCGCTTCGTACACGTCACGGATCCGGGCCCACGTCGCGTAGTCGATGCGCGTGCGGCGTTGCAGCGCGGTCACCTGGGTCTGCTCCATCCCGGCCCGTTCACCGATCGCGGCGGATGACCAGCCGAGTGCCTGCAGTGCGCGGGCGCGGCGGATGGCGCCGATCGTGAGTACGGTCCGCTGATTTGGGTGCGGCAGTGGCTGCACCCGGGTGAGCCGCTCAGCCACCCACACCCGCGTCTGCTGATGGACGCCGTCGCGGATGAAGCACACGGTGGTGTCGGGCACCCCGGCCTGCCAGGCGATCATCCGCGGGTTCATGCCGAAGCCGATCAGCTCGAGTACGTGCGCCCGAACCGGGCCGGCGTCGACGAGGGTGTCGACGCCAGCCGCCGCCATCTTGCGTTTGCGGGCGATCGAGTGCTTCGTGGTCGGCGCCCAAGCGATCTGCGATCGCGGGTGTGCGCGGGTGCTCACTGTGGTTCCTTCAGGTCTGCGAGGCGGCCGTCGATGACGGCGCGCACGGTGGCGCAGTCGTCGTCGGTGAGCGCGGCGGCCTGCTTCCACAACTTCCGGAGGGCATCGACGTCGGGGGCCTGCTCGACCGCGGCGAGGAGCGAGTCCGCATCCACCTTCACCGCAGGCTCTGAATCAGTTTGCGGCGCTGCAGGCATCGGCTCCACGATGTACGGCGCACGCCGGCCCCGGGTGACCGTGAGCGCCAGAGTGAGGCGCTTGTCGATGTGGGAGAGATGGCTGACGCGGATCCCCCCGACGTCCTGGCCGCCGAACCTGACAGCAGGGTCGCGGTACAGGGTCATCCGCCTGCCCGCGTAACCCGACGCGTCCGCGCCCCACGCTGCGACGAGGATGCGCCGCACCGTCTTGCTCGGACGGAACGGGCGGCCGGGGAACTCCACGAGGTGGACGTTCACCGGCTGCTCGACCGATCCCTTGGTGACCTTCTCGACCGTGACGGTGCGAGGGCCGCTGAGGAGGTCTTCCGCGTTGAGCTGGTCAGACCTCGGTGCGATCGATTCTGTGAGATCCATCGTCAGGATTCCTTCTCTGCAAGGCGGATCCCGCGGGGATCGTCGCCGTTGTCGTGAAGTCGCTTGTCCGCGCGGTAGGTCATCTCGGCTTCGATGGCGCCCCAGGCCCCGTTTGTTCGGTAGACCAGGGGGTCGCGCCTGCCGTTGCGCTTGGCACTTCCAAGGCATCGACCGGTTCCGCCCCACCAGACGGTCGGCATTCCATCGCGGCCGTACTCGACTCGATCGAACTCAGGCAGTTCCTCGTCGGGGATCGACGCGAGGATGGCCTCGATTGCAGCTTGCGCAGTCTTGATGTTCATCGTCAGACCACCATTTCCATCTCGATGATTCGTTCTGTGAGGGGGAATCCGACGACCGATTCCTCGTAGAGGCGGATCATCTCGGCGGCGTTCGCCTCGAACGCGTGCACGGCGGCGGTGATGGCGTCGAACCAACGCTGATCCGGGTAGACGCGCTTCACCCACAGGTGCATGCCGCCGGAGTAGCTGATGTAGTCGATCCACTTGCGGCCGGACACCAGTAGCCCGCACTGCAGTTGCGCCATGTTCTCGGCAGGCGGGTGACCGGAGATCACGGTCTCGACCTGCTTCTTCTGTCGGCGGGACTTGATCTCAATCAGTCCGTCTTCGCCGACCAGGCCGTCGGGCGAGTAGCCGATCCGGACGCCGTTGTCGTCGCGGATCATCATTCCGATCTCCCGGACCGGCGCGAAGTGCTCGCTGTAGATGTCGCGGGCCCGGGGCTCGTCCTCGATGCCACGCAGCATGTCGTCGCTGACGTACGTCGGGTCGGTCCAGTTGGTGATGCGTTCCGCGACGAGATGCGCTGTGACGCTGCGGGCGGTGTCGTTCCTGGCGGTCTCGAACACGATGCTCGAGCTGCCTCGACGTGCGGCCTCGGCGCGCTCGGGGTGCAGCGTCTTGATCGTGGCGCCGGCCTTCATTTTGCTGCGGCACGGATCGTTCGCGGGCGCTTCACAGGCTGGGCAGTCATAGTCGATGGCCGACAGCGATCGGGTGGTGATCAGGTTGCCGACGACCGACGCTGTGACGATGCCGCGGCGCTGGGCATGCCACTCGTCCGTCCCCTGCAGCAGGTCCGGGAGTTCGATCAGCTTCGGGCTGGTCATGCTGTCTCCTCGAGGAAGTCGGCGGCCAGCTCGTCGCGGGACGTGAGATCCGGTGCGTACGTGTGGACCCGGCCGAGCGTGTTGAGCCGGTCGGGGCTGTAGCCCGTCCAATGCATGTCCCCAGCCGTGACGACGGGGAGGGCCTGGTAGCCGAGCGCCGCGACTGCAGCAGCCGCGTCCGGGTCAGTCGTGACGTCCCGATACGTGTGCGGGGTGCCCTGCTTATCGAGGTGACGGACGGTGAGCTTGCAGCCCTGGCAGCCCGGTTTGCCGAACACGGTCACCGCGACAGGCTGGTTCGGGAAATCAGTAACAGTCATCAGTCGTCCTTCGGGTCGTCCATCATCTCGCCGATCTGATGCCACTGATCGCGAGTGAGTTGGAAACCGAGCTGCACATCGTCCTGCTCGATCAGCAGGAGGACGGCACGCTGGTCCGTGGGGAATTTGAGGGTGGGGCGGGCCACCAAACTGGTGTGCCCGTCGCGGATTTCGATCACGGTCGACTCCTGTAGTGCGCGATGAAGAAGGCGGTTTCGAACCGGTCGTCGTGCGTGAACTCGGTCCGGTAGGTGGGGAGCCCGTCGCGTCGGGCCCGTGCGTACTCGTGCGAGCCGACCTGCTGCCACGGGCTGAACCCGGCTGGTATCGGCGGCATCACGGCCTCCCGACGATCGCGTTGGCGAGCCGGTGGTACGGGTCCGCTTCCCGCTCGGCTTGAAGGTCTTCGATGCGCCGGCGTTCGGCAGCAAGGCGCTTCTCGCGGACGGTTCGGTGGTCCGGTCCCGAACACACCGGGGTGCACGGGGCTTCCCGCCACATCAGATGTCGGTGGCAGTACCACCAGGACGGGGGGATCATCGGCCCTCCAGTTGGTCAGCGATCCGGTTGTCGCGGGCCCGGTCCCATGCGTCAGCTGGGTCGGCGAGCGGATCGAACAGCTTCGGCGCGTCGGGGTCGTCGTAGCGGATGCGCTCGATGGGGTCGGTCATGGAGCGCACCAGCCGATCGTGGCGAGCATGATCACGACGGAGAAGACGCAGCAGAACGCGAGAATCGAGTTCCAGCGGCTGATCCGGCAGTCGCAGCGGAACTGGTCCGCGGTCTTGAAGATCCGGTCGTCGTCGCTCATGCCATCACCTCGGCAAGCAGGAACGCCTGGAATACCGAGACGGGGATGCCGTCGCGGTGGCAGCCGCGGCCGGTCGGCGGATAGTCGATGCCCAGGCGGGCGTACAGCTCTTGGATCGTCATGGAACCCTCCGAAGGGTGTAGTCGTCTGCGCGGCAACCCATCCAGGGGTTTCGCGTCAAGAAGGAAGTGGGGCCGGTGGTGGCAGGCGGGTGCGGCCATCGGGACCGCGAACAGGAACCCCAAGTCGGGGGCCCGCCACCACCGGTGGACTAGGCGTTGCGCTCGGCGCGCGCGGCGGCGGCCTGCACCTCATCGGTTGCGAGGATCTCGTCCGCCGCAGCCTGATCGATCACGCTGGCGGCCAGCAGCCGGGCCACCGCGTCATTGACGCTGCTCATGACCACCCTCCGGTCGCGAGATCAAGTGTGGGTTCCTGTAGTCGCGTTTTCAGTGACAGGTCGAGGTAGTCGGCGTTCAGGTCGATGCCGACGTATCGACGACCATGTCGCGCCGCCGCGAGTCCGGTTGTGCCGCTGCCCGAGAAGGGGTCGAGCACCGTGCCCGCTGGCTTGCATCCGGCTTGCACGCAGCGTTCAGCGAGTGCAAGCGGCATCGTTGCGAAGTGCGCGCCGGGGAAGGGCCGCGTGTTGATCGGCCAGACGTCGCCAGGGTTCGCTCCGCCATCGCCCATGCCGCGCGTCTTCGTATTCGGTCGCTGGCCCGGCGCCGTATACGGCTTCCGTGCCCTACTGGCGGCGGCGATCGTCGACTCGGAATGAGGCTCCCGAACCGCATCGAGGTCGAACCAGTAGCGCCGAGACTTTGTGAACAGGAAGACGTGTTCGTGTCGGCCTGCGAGCCGATCTGTCACGCTCTCCGGCATCGCGTTGGTCTTGTGCCAGATGACCTCGTTGCGGAGGATCCATCCGGTCTCTTGTATCGCGAGAGCGACACGCCACGGGATGCCGAGCAAGTCCTTGTCCTTCGAGTAGCTGTCGCCGAGGTTTAGCCAGAGCGTGCCTTCGTCCACGAGGACACGCCGCAACTCGGCGAACAGTGCCCACATGGTTTCGACGTACTCGGCGGGTGTTGCCTCAAGTCCGTACTGGCCAGGCTCCCCGTAGTCGCGGAGCCCGAAGTACGGCGGCGACGTCACGATGCAGTCGGCCGAACCGGAGTCGAGCGCAGTGGCCACGGCGAGCGCATCGCCGTGATGCAAGGTGACCGAGTCGTCCTTGTAGTACGGGATCATGCGGCCTCCTCGTTCCATCGGGCCAGGTTCCGGGCGACAGCCTCGGCACCGGCTGGGGTCAGCAGCAGCGTCTGCTGCACCTCGCCGTTCACACGAGGAGCCTTGTGCAGCGGCCGCAGCCGGAAGTACGGCTTCTTCTCGGCGAACGCCCGGTACTGGTGGATCGTCTCCTTGCGACCCTTCGAGTTCGACCAGCGGCTACCGGTGATCCGGTAGATCCAGCGGTGCTCGATCAGCGTCTCGCGGAGCGCGGCCTCGCCGATCTGCAGCTGGTTCGCGAGGGTGCGGAACTGGATCAGGTCCTCGTCGGCGACGAACTCGTCGACGTACGCGGCCTTCGGTGTGAGTTCGGCGATCGTCGCGTCCTTGACCGCGAGCGTCTTGTTCGCCTCCACGAGCGCGGCGGCCATCAACTCGGGCCCAGAGAGTGCCGGCACCGAGTTGTAACTGCCGGTGTCGCGGATCGAGGGCCACACCTCGTGGGTGAGGAACCGGCGGAACCTCTTCGCCTCGGGCTTGCGGGACTCGAGGACAAGGTCGGTCGCGCCGTCCTCAGAGACGACCGACATCTTCCTCATCTGGCGGCCGGACCTGATATCGGTTGAAACGACATCAGATTCGTCGAGACGGCTGACGGCATCGGAGGCGTTCTTGATGCCAAGGGCCCGGCAGATGTCTGCGGCGACCGCCCATCGGCGGCCGTCGATGTCGACGGTGCGGATCGTGTTCGCGCCATCGAATACGAACTGGTCGTACGTGGTGGCGAGTTCGGTAGACTCGTTCACGTCTACCTCCTTTCGCGTTTGGTTGGACATCGGCCGCCGGCAGCTGCAATCTGCTGGCGGCCTTCTCGTTCATCCACCCCGCAATCGAAGGGGTGGGACATCCCCGGCGGCATCAGTCGTCAGCGTTGCCTCCGCCGCATGGAATACGGCAAGTTGGGCACCTTTAAAACCAATGGCAGGTGTATGAGCTGACGCGCTCACCAGGGGAAACATCACGCTATGAAGGTGTGAAAGGGCGCCCCACGTGGGAGCGTGGGGTGAAGATGTGATGCGGGAGCGGCCTAGATCAGGCCAGGGGAGTGTCTACGCTGTGCGCAGACGTCGACGCTTGCGCGCCTTAGGGTTTCGCATGAACTCGTCGATATCGTCGCGATGAATGCGCCAGGAGCCGTTTCGTCCGGCGGCCTGGAATCCGACGAGCTGTTCGGTGTGGAGAAGGTGCAGGACGGTCTGCGGGTGGCGGCGCATGTACTCGCCTGCCTCCTTGACCGTCATCCACGGGCTGCCGCTGGTCATTTCGAACCCACGTCCCGTTCCGGCAGGAACTCGCTGACTTCTCGATTGAGCGCGTTGGCGATGAGAGCGAGTTGGTCGACGTCGAAAGGTCGAGTGGCCTTGAGTCGGTGTCCTAGAGTGGTCCTTGGGATCCCGGTCTTGACCGCGACCGAGTGGAGGTTCTCCCCGGCCTGATCGATAGCGGCTTGGACTGCTTCCGCTATCCGGGTGCTGAGCTTGTCCATACGGACAACTCTATTGCCCAAACGGGCAAATTGCAAGGGTAAATCACAAGCGTATCGTTTGCCCGAACGGGGCGTAGGTTCGCCCAAAGGGATTGCCCTTGTGTCCATATGGACATATGTTGTAACGCATGGACACGGATACGACCCGCGATGCCATTCGTAACGCCATCGGCAACGAGATACGCGCCGCACGTGCGCGCCGGGGTATTACACAGAACGAGCTGGCGGACCAGTCCGGAATCTCGCACACAACGATCGTTCGTCTCGAGTCGGGGAAGAGGACTGTCGACGTCGTTCAGCTATTCGCGATCTGCAAGGTCCTGGACGTCGACCCCGGCGTGCTGCTCGACGCAGCCCAGTCGGCGCAGGGTGCCGAGGAGAGCTGACGCGCGGACGCGGAGCGTGTTCGCCTCGGTGACGACCTCGTCAATGTCCGGTACTGCCATGTAGATCCTCCCCGTTCGAACAAGTATTCGAATGATAAAGGGAAACCAGACCAACCGCCAGCATCTGGCAAACGACGCGCCGTAGTAGACAGGGGGACGACGTGGCATCGGTGAGACAACTCCCATCCGGCAAGTGGCAGGCGCGCTACGTCGACAGCGCCGGCCGTCACCGATCCGCCGGCAGCTGGCCCAACCAGAAGATGGCACTCGGCAAGGCGCAGGCCGCCGAGGATTCCGAGCGCATCGAGCCCACGAGTGCCGAGGCGGCCCGGATGACGTGGGGCGAGTGGAAGCCACACTGGGAAGCCGGCAGGCGAGTCGCAGCTGGCACCGCAGGACGCGATCGTGGCCGACTCGCAAAGCATGTGGACCCGAAGTGGGGCGACGTCAAGCTGAACAAGATCACGGGGCACGGCATCCAGGTGTGGCTCCGCGAACTCGAGGACGCAGGGCTGTCCGCGTCATCGGTTCAGAAGTGCTTCCACCTGCTCTCGTCATCGCTCCGCGCTGCCGAGTTCGCGCGCATGATCCCGTCGAACCCGGCCAAGGGGGTGAAGCTCCCGAAGGGCGGCAAGAAAGTCGATCGATACCTCACTCGCGATGAAGTCGCTGACCTGGCCGGGGTACTCGACAACGCCGATCGGCTCGTTGTCGAGCTGCTCGTCGGAACGGGGCTGCGTCTCGGGGAGGCTCTCGGATTGCACTGGGAATCCGTCGACCTGTCGCGCCGAACGATTCACGTCGCGCGGTCATGGGATCCGGTCGGCGGATCCATGAAGCCCCCGAAGTCGTGGCAGCAACGGACGGTCCCGATATCCCGCTCCCTCGCGGAGTTGCTCGAGAAGGAGCTGCGCGGTCGAGGTCCCGGATCGCCGCCGGACGTCGAGTACCACCGAGAGGTGCGCGCGCGGTCCGGGCTGGTGCTGCCGGCCCGCCGCGGCCACGGGCCGCTGGGGGAGAAGCATCTACGGTCACGATGGAACGACGCGTTCGCGCTCGCGAGTGTCGTCCGCACGAAGCGTGGCCAGGAGCCCATCGCCCCCGCACGTATCCACGATCTCAGGCACACCTACGCCTCATGGCTGGTGCAGGACGGCGTCTCGATCTACGAACTGAAGAACCTTCTGGGGCACGAGTCCGTGAAGACGACGGAGCGCTACGCGCACCTGGCGCCCACGCAGTGGGATGCGGTTCGGGCGGCACTCGGTGACCCGCCCGCCGGCCGTGCCAAGAAACGTGCCAACTAG